AGTTCGGACGCATAAAGACAGGTTAGGCGAAAAATGTCGCAATAGAGAAAAGGCTAACGGATAATATATTATGAATAAAGAGAATTTAGCAAAGGGTTTAGAAGCATTAGCAACCCCGATAGAGAATATAGATTTATTACCTGGTAATCCTAGAAAGGGAGATATTAAGGCAGTAGCTAAAAGTTACGAAACTTTTGGTCAGCGTAAGCCGATAGTAGTAAAGAAAACAGGCGAGAATGATTTAGGTTATACAGGTATAGTTATAGCGGGTAATCATCAATTACAAGCAGCAAAATTATTAGGTTGGGAAAAGATAGCCGCAGTTTTTGTAGAGGACGACGAGGATACAGCTAAAGCGTATGCATTAGCAGATAATCGTACAGCAGAATTAGGCGGATACGACCCAGAAGCATTAGAAAAGTTAGTAGAGGAATTACGAGATACTAACCCAGAGCTATTAGGTGCGACAGGTTGGACAGATAAAGATTTAGCAGAAGTAATAGGCGGAAGTTTATCAGAAAAAAACGCAAATATTAATGATACAGCCCCAGAATTACCGAAAAAAGTAGTAAGTAAATTAGGAGATGTTTGGACATTAGGCAAGCATAAGCTAATATGCGGAGATAGTAGCAAAGCCGAGACATACGATAAATTATTAGGTAACGATAAAGCCCATTTATTATTAACCGACCCGCCTTGGAATATAAATTATCAACCAAGCGAACACCCAAAATACAAAAAGAGACGCGAAATTAAAAACGATAATTTAGGCGAATTAGAATGGGATAAGTTTTTAACCGAAATAGCTAAAAGATTTTTTGAATATACAAAATCAGGAACTCCTGCTTATATTTTTATGGGCGTACAGACCTGGCCGCAGTTACATAAAGCAATAACAGAGGCAGGTTTTCACTGGAGCAGTACGATAATTTGGGTAAAAGATATTTTTACAATCACGAGAAAAGATTACCACGCACAATACGAAGCGATGTGGAACGGTCATAACGGACCTTACGACCCAGTTTGGTATGGTTGGAACGAAAAAGCAGCTAGAATAGCAGAGGTTTTAGATAGGACACAGAGCGATGTATGGTTACACGAAAGACCACAGCGAAGCGATATACACCCGATGATGAAACCAGTAGAATTATTAAACAGGGCAATAGAAAATAGTAGTAATATTGGTTCAATAGTATTAGACCCTTTTGGCGGTAGCGGTTCAACGCTAATGAGTTGCGTAGCAACAGGCAGAATAGGTAGAATTATAGAATTAGACCCAGCATATTGCGATGTTATAGCAAGGAGATGGCAGGAAGCAGTAGGGGAAATTCCTAAATTAAACGGAGAGCCAGTAGATTTAACACCTAATTTTATTGAGGTAGATAAAGTAGCAAGATTAGATAAAACAGGCGGAGAATTCGAATGATAGAGCTAAAAATAGCACCTTGTACATTTGAAGCGGCTAAATACGCGGTTTTAAATTGGCATTATAGTAAAGCAATGCCAGCAGGTAAGTTAGCTAAATTCGGAATTTGGGAAAACGGCAATTTTGTAGGAGCTATTATTTTTGGTAGAGGAGCAACCCCGCAATTAGTAAAGCCGTACGGATTAAAACAGACAGAAGCATGCGAATTAGTTAGGATAGCGATGAGAAAACACGAAGCACCAGTAAGCCAAGCATTAGCAGAATGTATTAAACAATTAAAAAAAACTAATCCGAGTTTAAGATTAATAATTAGTTTTGCAGACCCTGCACAAGGTCACATAGGCGGAATTTACAAAGCAACAAATTGGATTTATACAGGTAGAAGTGCAGACGCAAATTTTTTTAAAACAGAAGTTGGAGATAAAATTATACACCCAAGAACTATACAAGCAAGAAAAAATAGTATAGGTAAAAATGGAGATATAATTTTACCATATACAAAAATAAATAAACCTGGAAAATATAGGTATTTATTTCCATTAGATAAAAATATGAGAAAACAAATTTTAAAATTATCTAAACCATATCCACGCGGAGCAAGTATCGAAGGTGACACACTAAGCGACCAGCTAAGAGAGGTAGGTTCGACCCCTACGCTCCGCTCGAGTAAGAAGGTATCAAATGGCTAAACCTGGTCCTGCACCGACCCCAACACATTTAAAAATTATTAGGGGCGATAGAAAAGATAGAATAAATAAAAGCGAACCTAAACCAGATAAAACCAAAGAGCCGAAAATGCCAGATTGGTTAAGCGACGACGCTAAAAAAGTTTGGAAAAGGACATTAAAACAGTTAAGAGCTATGGGTTTATTATTTGAAGCAGACCAAGATGTTATAGTAGCTTATGTAAATGCAGTAGTAAATTATCAAAAGGCATCTGAGTTGGTAGATAGGTCAGGTGTATTAATAAAAGGACGGAGAGACGGGGTAGTAAAAAATCCAGCTGTTCAAATTCAGCGAGACGCGGCTACATTAATTAGAATGTTAGCAGGGGAATTAGGATTAACCCCGTCCGCAAGAACTAGATTAAAGGCGGACAATAGTGACGACTCAGCAGATTTCCTGGACTAATCCAGCGTATAGTTCGGCGGGAAAATATTTACCCGAAGGAGCTTATTACGACGAGGAAGCAGCCGATAGGGCAGTAAAATTTTTTAGTTTATTAAAATTAGTAGAAGGTAGAGGAGCAGGTAATACCTGGGAGTTAATGCCTTGGATGGAGTACGAAGTTATTAGACCTTTATTCGGATATAAAAGAGCAGACGGAACAAGATTATATAGGACAGTTTGGTTAGAAGTTCCGAGAAAGAATGCAAAAACGACATTAGCAGCGGGTTTAGCGTTATACGGTTTAGTCGCAGATAACGAACCTGGAGCTCAGGTATATATGGGAGCTAGGGATAGAGGTCAGGCTAGGATTTGTTATGAATTAGCTAGGAAAATGGTTGAGGCAAGTCCAGCATTACGCAAAAGATGTAGAGCAGCGAGAAGTTATATAGAAGTTAATAAAACAGGTTCAGTATTAAGAACTATATCAGGAGAAGCATTAGGACAGCATGGTTTTAACGCACACATAGCAGTTTTAGACGAAGTACATGCTCATAAAAATAGAGAGATTTGGGATGTTTTATCGTCATCAGTAGGAGCAAGACAGCAACCGATAGTAATTGGAATTACGACAGCGGGAACATACGACCCAAATCATATAGCATGGGAACAGCACGATTATGCAGTAAAAGTAGCTAACGGAGAATTATACGACCCAAGTTTTTTAGCAATTATTTATGGAGCAGATAACGAGGACGATTGGGAAAACCCAGAGACATGGAGAAAAGCAAATCCTAGTTTAGGTATAACGGTTATGGAGGATTATTTACAAGACGAAATTAGAAAAGCAAAAGCTAGCCCAGCAAGGCAGACGATTTTTCAACAATTATATTTAAATAAATGGACAAGGGAAGTTAGTCGCTGGATTGATATGAAAATTTGGGATGATTGCGGTCAGGAAATTAATTTAGAGGATTACAAAGATAGACCATGTTTCGTAGGTTTAGATTTATCATCTACTACAGATATTTCGGCAATGGTTAGATTATATCCAGAGGAGGATGGCGGATTTACGATTATACCAACTTTTTGGATACCAGAGGCAGACATTATAGAAAGAGAAAGAAGGGACAGATTACCATATAGTCACTGGGCAAAAGAAGGTTTAATTAATTTAACACCTGGAAATGTTATAGATTATCGATTTATTAAACATAGTATTATAGAGCAAGCAGATAGAGGACAAATTTTAGAATTAGCGTACGACCCTTGGAATGCGACAAGTTTAATAACAGAATTACAAGAATTAGGAATGAGAGTAGCACCAACAAGGCAGGGTTTTGCGACAATGTCAGCACCAACAAAAGAATTAGAGAGATTAATAGCTAGTCAAAAAATAAGACATGGGGGACATAAAGTATTGAGAGCTCACGCGGATGCAGCACTAGTAAATACAGACCCTGCGGGAAATTTGAAACCAGACAAGGCGAAAAGCACCGCAAGAATAGACGGATTAGTAGCATTAATTATGGCTCTAAATTCGGCTATGTTAGCGGGTTCAAGCTTAACTGGTAAATCGGTATATGAGGAAAGAGGAGTAGAATTAATATGAGTGGAACAATACAAGCAACCAAAGTAACAGCAGGATTAACAGCAGTTGAGTTAGTCAGCGTTACAGACGAAGCGTCAGGTAGAGGAGACGGCAGAATTACATACGAAATTTTGAATAACGGCTCAGCTACATTATATATAGACGGAGTAAATACCGTTACAGCTAATACAGGTTCGCCCATACCTGCGGGGGGAGCAAGAACTTTAAACCTAAGATTAGGTGCAAAAGTTTGGGGTATATCAACATCAGCAGACCAAGACATAAGAATACTAAAGGTAGGTTAATAATATGACAGATAGCAGTTTTTACGCTCCTGGCGGAGCAGGTTCTAACGATTTAGACGGTTTATTAGACGTTAATATTACAGACGCGTCTACAGACGATGTATTACAATACGACGGTACAGAATGGGTAAACGGTCCTGCACCATTAGGACAAGTAAATTTAGACGATTTACACGATGTAGTTATTAGTTCAGTAAAGCATGGTCAGACAGTATTATACGATGGTACGCATTATGTAAATTCAGACCCGTTAAATACAGCGATAGCTGCTATACCAGCCCCAGCAGCAAGTAGATATTATTTTACTAGAAATACAACTACTCAAGGTGGTATAGGCGGATATAATGCTTTTTTTGTTCCTATTAAATTCGCGTCACAGGTTACAATTAATAAATTTTGCGTAGGTTTATTAAATAACCCAACAGACGCACAAGGTAATGGCGGAGTAAAATTAAGAGCTTATATTTATAATAGTTCAAGCAATATACCACATCAATTGCATAAAGATATGGGTTATTTTACAATAGCTAATGGTGATACACAGAGCGGTTATACAGGATTAGAATTTACATTAGCGTCAAGTACTACATTATCAGCTAATACATTATATTGGTTTGGTTTAGCATACGGACCTTTAGACGGAGCAAAAACTAATTTACCTGGATTGTTAATAGATACTCCTGGTATAGTTAATCCTTTTTGGGGAGCAGGAATACCAGATAGTTTAATACAATATAACACATTAGGAGCAGCAGCATATTATAATGCAACAAGTAACTGGAGTGCTTTTGATTATCAAAATGGAAGTTTATCTAACAATGTTTCAGGTCAGATAGGTTTAACATATCAAGTGCCTAGAGTAGGTTTAAGGGTTTCAGCAGTTGCATAATAATTATAAAAAAATACTTTTCGGAAAAAAGGTTATAATAAATCTAAAAACCGATAAAGCATTTAGAGGTTATTTAATTCAGGCTAAAGGAGTTTTGATAGAGCTAAAAAATACAGAACTCCTAGAGCCTGGATTAGAGCCAGTATCGGTAAAGGGTTCAATTTTTATCGAACGAGATAACATAGATTTTATACAAGTATCGGAGGAATAAAATGGCGATAGTAGAAAATGAAAATGGGTTACAATCCGTTCAAAATACATCTACAATAGTCCGCCCTGATTTAGGTGGTTTTATAGCAACATTTGATGGGCGAGCTATCGAA